GGCAAAAGGATGAACATGATCGACATCACCCCCATCATCAACGCCGTCATCGCGCTGGCAGCCGCCGGCGTCACCGTGTTCCTGATCCCGTGGATCAAGAGCAGGACCACCGACGAGCAGCGCAAGGAGCTGCTCGAGTGGGTGAAGATCGGCGTCGCCGCAGCCGAGCAGCTCTACGCGGGGCAGGGCCGCGGCGAGGAGAAGAAGAAGTATGTCCTCGAGTTCCTCGCGTCCATGGGCTTCACCGTGGACGAGGAGGCCGTCAACGCGGCCATCGAGGCGGCAGTCAACCAGCTCAACGGCGGCAACCTGCCGCTCGAATAACCAGCAAAGGGCGGGCCAACACGGCCCGCCCTTCATTTTGCAAAGGAGGCACAAAGACATGAGTGAGAACAAAAAGCCCGCGCTGAATATGCGCTACTACAACGGAGAGATCGACGACGACCTTCCCTACACCGGCGTGCTCAACTACGACGAGGAGACCGGCCTGATCTACGACGAGGACGGCGATGTCGTGGATGAAAAGACCCTTGACGCCATGCTCGACGGTGACGGAAAGGGGGATGACGAGGATGAGTAACAGCACTCTGATCTCCTACACCAAGCTCAGCCCCAACCACTCGGGCAAGCGCACCAAAAAGATCGACACCATCACGATCCACTGTATGGCCGGCCAGCTCTCCGTCGAGAGCTGCGGCGCTCTGTTTGCTAAGAGCAGCCGGCAGGCGTCCAGCAACTACGGCATCGGCCCAGACGGCCGCATCGCCCTCTATGTGGACGAGAGCAACCGCTCGTGGTGCACGTCGTCCAACGC